AAAATATTATTACCACTGATTGCTTTATCGGTAAATGGATGTGCCTCAAATGATCCAGTAACCGGGCGAATTTTTAATAATGCCAGCCCGTACTTTCTTAAAACCGACAATGGCGATCTTTATCAGGTCACTTGGTACTCAGGATATCCAGTCCATGCTGGGGATGAAGTCGTCCTGACAAACGATCACGGGGTTTGCACCATGGTCACCAAGAACGGTTCTGCTCAGGTTTTTGTGAAAGAAAACTGAGCTTAAGCCAGATTCCACCGCCATGTACAAAAGTTTTACGTCTCTCTAGCTGCTGCCTTACTCGTTGCTGCCCCTTTTGTGGTCCGGGGCTGGCTCACCCTCCAGGAGTATCTCGCCGCCGATTCGGCTTCATTGACCTGGTCGGCTTAAGCATGGCACCGCAAGCGCGTTCTATAAGCAAATTTCATCGGAAGGAATTCTCAGTTTTCCTATCATTTTAACGGCTTGATTTTTGGGTTTTCAGGGAGAGAAAAAGGCGGGGAAACTACTCTGCGGCCAAATACTCCCCTCCCGACGGGCGCTTGCCAGCAAGCCTGAGGCTCGGCCCGACGTCCAGCCCGAAGATCAGCCCGCTGATAAGCCGTTGCGCAACAAGGGAGCGCTTTATCTGTTTCATCCAGATCAATCGTGACACTAGCTCCCGGACCAATCGCCTCGGGGAGCGGCTTCGCGGAGCGTCGTCGCTCGGTGGCGGGTCGAATTGGCAATGATCCAGAATAAAGCTACCTGGGTCGCCGCTATTGCGGCGCCGCCTATCACCAATCCACCAGTGTTAAAGATACCGTTGTTATAGGTGTTGCCCCTTTGCTTCCGACATCTGCTATTCCGCCGATTCCGTTTTTGGAAATGCAATTACTAACAGTTGACGAACTAACGTCTCGAAAACGGATACCTTCGCCATTGCCCCCTCGGAGTCGGTCAATCTCACCATCAAAAAAGTGACGTTTACAACACAATCGCGGGGGAGTAGTTGACCAAGGATAACGGCACCTCGAGGGGTCTAGGAAACGCGAAGGAATAGCCGAGATTAGAGTTATTGTATGATGTTATGAGGATACATTTCTCGATGCGCTTGCTGATTATTAATGCCTTACAAAAGCTTTTACGCTCTTCATCTCGGACTTTTTACGCTCGAACCGGGGGAGGGGATCGGCCTACGGCGTATCGGTCGTCGCCTCGGCCGGTAGAGGCCTGATAATTTTTTTGACAAAAAGAGACTTTATGAGCATTTGGCAACGATTTGTTAAAGCACGTAAGTCTGAAGTTCGTTCGAAAATGTACAGGATAGCAGCCCGACGACTATTTAAAATCGAACGTTGGTATGAACACCTCAGGTAAAGGTTATAAGCATAGGCCAATATCTTCACTTGGTTATAATTTTCCTAGCTTTGACGAACTTACTAATAACTCCGTTCACCCCATAGTCGATTTCCTACCACCTAACCAACGGATAGTAATGTGCTCCGTTGGACCTCACAAGCATGTCAGAGTCCTGGTACGCCCTAACCATCGCAACTATCTCCCCAAGATGGTAATCCCGATGGATATAAATCTCAAGGACTTCGACCCCACTCAATTACTGATCTTCAACGGCAACCCGCCCCGTAAGCGAGGAGTTTGGTAAGCATGTTTCAAACTATAAAATTAATCGCAGGTGTCCTTTTTGTTCCACTACTCTTTGGGGTCGCGGCGGGACTTATCTTTTACTTCCTCTTTCACTGGCTCTACTAAGCCATGGACGATGCCTACAAAGTCCTGGAACATCCGGTCTACCCTGTCCCCACTCGCGAACAATTCCTGGCCGATCCGGACGGTTGCGCCAAGTACATCGAGCAACGCAACCAGACCATCCAGGCTGAGCAGGCCGACCCTCTCCGGCATGGATATGAGCCAGGCTCCTGGCGCTATGCGCGGGAAGCAATAGGGGCTGGCACGAAAGAGTTGCTAATCATGGGCGGCAACCGCGCCGGTAAAACTGAGTTCGCGGCCAAGTTAGTTCACGAAGTTCTGGGGGCTGGCAATAACAAGGAAGCATGGTGCTGTCAGACCACGGACGAGAACAGCATAACCATGCAGCAACCCTTTGTCTGGAAGTACATGCCGCCGGAATACACCAATCTGAAAAAGGGCCAAGTCACCAACATTCTCTATAGCAAGAAGAACGGCTTTTCCAATGGCGCATTCATTTACCCTAACGGTAGCCGGTGCGTCTTCAAGAACTACGCTCAAGATATCAAAGTTATCGAAGGAGGCGAGTGCGACCTGATCTGGTGCGACGAGCTGGTACCGTTAGGCTGGATTCAAACCCTCCGTTACAGGCTGGCCACAAGAGGTGGCCTGTTAGTCATAACCTTCACGGCTATCGAAGGCTGGTCCCCTAGCGTCAAAGAATATCTTCAGGGTGCGACTAGCACCGAGCTGGTACACAGCAACAAAAAGGATTTCCCAAGCCTGAAAGGAGAGCTGGTACCACTTCAGCAGCAGCCGATCCGGCGCAACGCCCGCATAGTTTACTTCCACACTGAATCCAACCCATTCGCCGGTTATCGCAATCTGGTAAAGATCTTGGACGGCGCGTCCCGCGAGGAAATCCTCACAAGAGCGTACGGGGTACCGCTCCGCTCGATGGTCTCGCGGTTTCCGAAGTTCAACGAGCGCATTCACGTAATCCCGCCGGGAAAGATTCCGCTCCAAGGGAGCAACTATCACATCATCGATCCCGCTTCGGGGCGGAACTGGTACATGCTTTGGGTTCGGGTGGACGTGCGCAACCGACTCTTCGTCTACCGCGAGTGGCCGTGCGAGGGCTGTTACATCCCTGGCGAAGGCGAGGTTGGCCCATGGGCAGAGCCCGATGGCCGCAAACATGACGGCAAGCCTGGAACCGGCCAGACCTCTTTCGGTTGGGGATTGAACCGTTACATCGAAGAAATCAGACGTCTCGAGGACGCTTCGTCTGAGGACATCGTCCAGCGCTGGATGGACAGCCGTTTCGGCCAGTCGCCGACTATGCACAACGACCAGACGAACACGATACTGGACGAGTTAAACGGCCTGGATTTTCCCGTGGCACCGGCTCCCTATGACATGATCGACGAAGGCGTCAGCCTGATTAACGACCTGTTATCCTATGACAAGCGCCAGGACGTTTCGTCCGAAAACGAGCCGCACCTTTACATCTCCAGCGAATGCCGCGCCGCGATATTCGCGCTTAAAGAATGGACTGGCGCGGACGGCAAGGGTGGTGCCAGCAAAGATCCGATTGACTGCCTTCGATACGCGGCGATGGCAAATCTGCAGAACGTCGAAGAGATGCAGTGGGTAACAGCCGGTGGAGCTTATTGAATGTCTAGTTTATATCTGCTCGACGAGAGAAGGAGTCATCTTAATATGAGAACAGTTATCATCAGAACACCCTTCACCGGCGTACCGGACGTGGCACTGAACATCCCTAACGATTGGGACTTGGAGATGGAACAGCGCTTATACTGGAAAAGCTCGACTGAACAGACTTTTGCCCAATGGCTGATGGGAAGGGGAGCGGTTGAGGCGACGGACGTGGAGATATTTGAGGACTCATGATATGCCATACTCGTTTTATGAAATTGGCAAAGAACCCGACATGATGCTGCTTCGCCGCGGTGACATCCTTCGTTGGATAGGAGTGCGTCCCATCGAGTTAGATAAAATTATCCGTGTAGGTCTTCTGCCCTGGAAACAGGTGAAACCCAACGGTGTAAGATTTTATAGGAAAGCTGACGTAAAGAAGGTATTTTTGGAAGGTTTCAAGACTACACCTCAATGGAAGAGTCTCAGGACGTCAGAGGCACCGGTGGGCAAGCAGGTTACCAAAATACTTTAGACCAATGGCAGACTTCGGCACAACAACGAGCGGCACGGCTGTAAGCCGGTACAGCGACACCATCACGACTCCGGGGCTCAAGGATGACGCGGACTTGCTCGAGGATTTTAAGCGCGAGTTCAACGTGGTGCTAGGCGACTCAGCCCAATACATCCTCCGCATAAACGACATGGACGACGCCCGATTTTGCCGCTGGATGGGACAATCGGCTGATGGCAGGAAATGGAGCAAAGATACCGGAACCGGCGTTTTCCCATGGGAAGGAGCCGCCGACTCGCGGATCTGGCTGATTGACGACACGATTAACGACGACGTCCGGCTGATGAAGATGGCGATGAAACGTGCTCGAATTCAGGCAACTGGCACCAGTGCAATTGACGCTCCCTACGCCCAGGCTGCTACTCAGGTACTGGATTACGTCCTGCACAACGAGATGGGACAGGAATGGATTCGCGAACTCACTTTCGCCGCCCAATGGCGACAGCACCTGGGTTGCAGCCTGATACAAACGGACTGGTATTGGGAAACCGGTACGGAGTATAAAGTCATAACGATGGCTGATATTGTTGGGATAGCACAAAGTGACCCTACGCTGATGACCTGTTACAGTTCGTGGCGATGAACCCGGAGCAACTGAACTCGCAGGACATTCAGTTGCTAGGTCAGATTCTGCAAAAGATCTGGCCGGGAATCACCAACCCTCTCGAAGCTCTCAGTTCCTTGCAGCGTACCGGTTCTTATGGATTTGAAAATCCTTATATCAAGCAGTCCCGGCCACAAGTTTATGCCCTGGCACCCTTTCTGCATGGCAGCAGCGACTGGACCCCGAAGCGCTGATGTTCCAGGTGACGACGGAGAGCTGAGCTACCCTGGTGATCCGACAGATC